GTCATATTAACAAATTTATAAAACTCTGGAGTTTCTAAAAATGCTATATTAGATCTGTCAACAATAATAACAACTTTTCCCATTAATTTTCTTATTTCAACATCACCAAAATTTTTACCATAATATTCCGAGTCGTAATCTTTACTTAACAAAATAGAATCATAGTTTTCCAAAAGTTTAGCAAAATTTTGATACATTTTTTGATTTGTGCTTTTAATGCGAAGGTGAATGATAATAGGATCTAATGAATTTGGTGCAGTGGAAGTAGAAAAGGCATAATCACGTATAACATTCATAACATCAACAAAATTAATATAGTTGAATGTTTCTTTAACATAGTAATTATCACTAGTTGAACTAGCAACTACAGGTTGATCATCAATAGAAAAAATTTCAAAATCAAGACCTCTAACACCTTGTTTTAAAAGATCTTTCATGGTACATAGATCAACGTAATCATTTTTGTAATTACCTCCACTACAACAATTATAGGCAGTTTTGATATAATAATCTTTAAAAGTATAATTAAACTGGTCTGAAGTATCAATTGATTTAATTTTACCATTTAAATCTCCATAGATAGCATCCATAGTTTTACAATTTTTACTTTTTTTACCTGTATAATATAAGTAAGCTAAAATGGCTATTAAAATAATGATAAGCGTAATAACAGTATATAATAATACGGTTGTTGAGTCTTTCATTTGAGAAACCGTTTTAATAATATCATTTGCTACATTTGGTATTTTTTCAGAAGAATTCATATTATATTATATAAATAAAAATAATAAATTATTAGTAAAATATGGTATTATTTATTACTCCTTAAAAATAAAAGTGGGGAGTAAAATTACTTAGACATATATTTATATATAATATAATGCCCAAAATTTGTGAACACGAAAACTGTCGTAAATATGCTAACTATGGTGAATTTTTTGGAAAACCTTTAAGATGTAAAGAACATAAGGAAACGTATAAGTTAGTAAGTCAAATATGTATTCATTCTGGTTGTAAAGTTCAACCATCTTATAATGTAGAAGGAGGAACTAAAGCATTATATTGTGCTATACATAAACTAGATGGGATGATAGACATTAAAAGTAAAAATTGTCTTTATCCCGGTTGTAAGGTTCAACCTGTTTATAATATGGAAGAAAAGTCAACAGGAATATATTGTGCTACACATAAATTAGATGGAATGGTAAATATTAAATGTAGAACTTGTATTTATCCACATTGTAAAGTTCAACCATCTTGTAATATAGAAGGTGAAACTAAAGCATTATATTGTACTACACATAAATTAGAAGGAATGGTAAATATTGTTACAAAAACTTGTATTCATTCCGGTTGTAAGATTATACCAAATTATAATATTGAAGGAAAAACTAAACCATTATATTGTGCTACACATAAATTAGATGGAATGGTAAATATTAAAGATAAAACTTGTATTCATCCCGGTTGTAAAGTTTTACCAGCTTATAATTTAGAAGGGAAAAATAAAATGTTATATTGTGCTACACATAAATTAGATGGAATGGTAAATATTAAATGTAAAACGTGTATTCACCCAGATTGTAAAGTTATTCCAAATTATAATATTGAAGGAGAAACTAAAGCAATATATTGTATATCGCATAAATTATATGGAATGATAGATGTAAGACATAATAAATGTAGGGGAAATCTTTGCTTTGGCACTAGGGCTAATCCTAAATATAAAGGATATTGTGTTTTTTGTTATCAACAATTATTTCCAAATGATCCTCTTACATTACAAATCCGTTCAAAAACAAAAGAAATAGCCATAAGAGATTTTATTAATATACATTTTGAAGGGTTTCATCATGATATACCTTTATGGACTGGTAATTGTGAGTGCATCCATAGACGAAGAATTGATCATCGTAAACTTATAGGTAATACATTATTATGTATTGAAACTGATGAAAATCAACATAAAGGATATGATAAAGACGATGAAGAAATTCGTTATGATGACTTGTATATGTTACACGGAGGAAAATTTATTTTTATTCGTTTCAACCCAGATAAATTTAAGAATAAAGGTGGTAAGAGTATAAATCCAATGTTATACACTAGATTAGCTACATTAAAAGAAGAAATTGAAAAACAAATAAGCAGAATTGAAAATGAAGAAAATAAAGAATTATTAGAAATTATAAAATTATATTATGATGAATAAGTAATTAAAAATATATTAATATATTATAAAAATGCCCGGCGGCTTGATGCAATTAGTTAGTCAAGGTCAACAGAATATAGTACTTAATTCTAATCCTACAAAATCTTTTTTTAAATCTACTTATCGTCAATATACTAATTTTGGATTACAAAAATTTGTTTTAAATTACGAAGGCTCAAAAACTTTACGTCTTTCAGAGGAGTCAACTTTTACGTTTAAAGTGAAACGATATGCTGATCTTTTGATGGATTGCTATTTATCTGTAGCATTACCAAATATTTGGAGTCCTATTCTTCCACCGCAACAAATTACAGAACAAACAACTTCTCAGGGTCTAGGAAATATTGAACAATGGGCTCCTTATGAATTTAAGTGGATAGAAAATATTGGAGCCAAAATGATTGCCAAAATTAGTATTACATGTGGTAATTATACATTACAAGAATATTCCGGTGACTATTTATTAGCAGCTGTTCAACGCGATTATAGTGCTATTAAACGTAATTTATTTAATGAAATGATTGGCCAGGTTCCAGAATTAGTTGATCCAGCTAATGCTAATTCTCGTGTAAATTCATATCCAAATGCTTATTATAATGGAGATTTAGCTGGTCCTGAGCCATCTATTAGAGGAAGAATTTTATATATACCATTAAATAATTGGTTTGGATTAAAATCACAGATGGCATTCCCATTAACATCATTACAATATAATGAGTTACATATTAATGTAACATTTAGACCTGTAAATCAATTATTTGTAATACGTGATGTGTTTGATGCTACTAATAATTATCCTTATATTTCTCCTAATTTTAATTTATGGTATATGCAATTTTTCCGTTTTTTACAGCCACCACCAGATGTTTGTATAGATATAGATTCATATGTTGATCAAAGAACTTTATGGAATGCTGATGTACATTTAAATTGTACGTATTGTTTTTTATCAAATGATGAAGAGCGTTTATTTGCATTACAAGAACAAAAATATCTAATTAAACAGGTTCATGAGAGAATATTTCCAAATGTAACCGGACCGAATAAAGTTGAATTAGATTCACTAGGAATGGTTTCAAATTGGTTATTCTATTTTCAACGAAGTGATGCTAATTTACGTAATGAATGGTCTAATTATACTAATTGGCCATATAATTATTTACCACTTAACGTTATACAAGCTCCGACATCTGGAAACTATACAGTTTACAGAAATATTGGAGGGGTTTTGACTGCTGTAGAAATAGGTCCAGGTGTGAATCCAGATGGAACATTAACTGGATTAGTTGTGAATCAATCATATCATCCTCAAAATGAGAAAATGATATTGGTTGCAATGGGTATATTATTAGATGGTTCATATAGAGAGAATATACAACCAGCAGGAGTGTTTGATTTAATTGAAAAATATACAAGAACAACGGGAAGTGCTCCTCCTGGTTTGTATTGTTATAATTTTAGTATTCATTCAAACAATTCAGATTTACAGCCATCTGGAGCAATAAATATGAGTAGATTTAATCAAATTGAATTAGAATTTACAACAATCATTCCACCATTAGACCCGTTAGCTCAAAGTTTAACTATATGTGATCCAGAAACAGGAACGATTATAGGCGTAAATAAGCCAACATGGAGAATTTATGATTATAACTTTGATTTACATTTATTTGAAGAAAGAATTAATGTGGTTAACTTTATTGGTGGAAATGTAGGATTAATGTATGCTACTTAATTATAGGGACACCCCCTTTTATACTATTTCTTTAAATTAAAAAATATATTATTTAATTTTTAATTTAAAGACGGATCCATATTTTGTAAAGCAGCGTTTGATGCCGGCGGAGTTGTCTCATAAAATTGTCCCGTTAACGACACTGTCATTGGATATTTTGCCTCATAATATGGCAATTTACTCTTTGAAGCCAATGGAATCGCATTTGAAATACCCTCAGCATATTCATCTGCTGATTCACGACTTCTATTATATAATTGTAAACCCTTATTAAAAGAGTCTGTCCATATGTCTAATCCTTGATATGGTACTGTTAATTGCGCATCTTTTGAACCTGGATATATTTGAGCAAAATCAGCATTATGATTATCATAACCAGTTGTTAAGGGACTATATTGTAAACCTAAATTTTGTCCCAACTTACCAGCATTATCATATGGCATTATTTCCGCTGTTGTACATGTACTTTGTGGTTTTGGACCTGGATTACATCCAGTACAATCTATATCTGATGTACATTGTTCTCTTGTTAGTAAACACTGCGATTTTGGACCACAAAAGTTTTTACAACTTATTGGATCATTTATAGGTAAATTAACTGTATGACTATATAACGGCGAATTCATATCATTATAGTTTATTACCGCATCTTTTGGATATGGAACTATTTTTTCAGAATATCTTTCAAAATCAGTTAATCCTTCCTTTAACACTTTGTTTGTTGAACAAAAATTATTCATTAATACATTTGTTCCATATTTTACTATTATCCAAAATAAAAATAAACTAACAAGTGTGTAAATAATTGTATATTTATAATCTAATTTCATATATATACAATACATATTTTATTTTATTCTTGATTCAATTGAGCTTAATCTACTTTCTATTGAATCCAATTTATTCATTGTTTCATTGTGTCTTACTATTTGTTTATAATAACTATGTAAATCAGCACCTACATAATATCCAATAAAATAACATAAAGTTGAATATATTACTGTTGTCGTTACTGGTTCCATTTTTCACAAGTTTATGAATATATATCTACATTATATCTAAATTATTTCAATTCATTTATATTCTCTATCATCACATCTAGACAATTGTCATCAAATAAATAACGAATCACAAAGTTTACAAATGGACGAACAGTTACTTTCTTTTCTACTACTAATCGTAACAATTCTTCCTTTTTGTCGTTATCATAA